AGAAAAGAGATTCAAGCTATTTACGGAACTAGCTCTGCTGTTTACATCAACATACAACAGCAGATATATTCTGAGATAGAGTTGTTTGATAATAAGATACGAAGAAGAAAGAAGCAGATTGAGCTTGCGGTTAAGGCACCTGATTTATTCGGCATTGATACGATGTATGCCCCAGGAAAAGTTCCTGTAAACGACTTCAGCTATCTCAGCAAGATACATTTAGACATCGCTTTAGAGAAGCAGAAGAGACTTGTATTAGACCACGGTGAGGTGAGTGGAGTTGTGCTTCCATTCAAACCTGTATTTGTTGGAAAGGAGAATGCAAGCAATAGTGCTTCGCTGGCTTACCTAGATGTTAACGAAAACATTACCGGATCTCTTGCAGATATAGGAGGTTATGAAGAAGCACAATCTTCAATCGCTCCCGTGTTGACATTAAACGATCCTATCGTAACTGATAAGCTAATATCCGTCTATAACTTCCTGGACACTGAAATAGAATCCAACGGTTCAGAGTTTTACAATGTCGCAAACTGCACTGGGGATTCCAAACAAGACATGCAGCTTGTAGCTAAGACAAGGGCAGAAGCTTTCCCTAAAGGTTTAGCAATACCTAGATTTAGCGGCATAGTAAAGTTTGACAAGGATGACAATACTTTTATTAGAAGGAAGGAAGTAGGAACTTATGGAAGACTTCCTGCTACAGCAGAGCTACAAAATCTAATGTACGATCCTAGCGGTTGTTCCTTCGACTTCTGGATTCACATGCCTAACTTTACTTCAAGTAATAACGACTTCGAGATTAAGGTTTTTGATAGCGGGTTAGATGCTTCGGCAGAAGTAAGTTCCTTGAACCTATACCAAGACAACGCTTCTTGGACGGACTTCAACTTCTTCAAGGCAATTATTGCTAACGAGAATACGGGCGGTGTAGAGGTTGGAGATTCAGGATCTGTGATCAACGACTTCACAACTGACCATACTCGCGGTATGTTTATAGGGTTTACACGGGCTCCTATATTTACGGTTGGAGCGGTAGATGTAGATGGCGATACTGAGATTGATTACCCAGACCCTCCCGGCACCTTGAACCCTATTGATAATTATGGAACTTATCTTGCAGCAAGGGACACACCTGGAAACACTTATTTTGTGATAGCACCCATGCAATCATTCTCAAAGGATGGCTGCTCGTTTATAAGACTAGATGACTGTGAGGCAGATAGATCCATGTATAGAGGACTGGCTGTTCCTGTAACTACAACTACTACAGGAGGGACTTCCTTTAACGACACTATTAACACCTTCGTTCATACTAACATCTCGTTCGACTTCTCTAAGGACACTCTGACCGTTTACCTAGATGGTGAGAGGTTGATTCAAAGTTCCATATCATCTATCTTTGGAACTGATCCAGGAAAACCTCTTCAGATCCCTAGCTTTAAGAAGCTAGGTGATGTAGCGAGCTTCGACTACCCTGGGTCCATACCTGAGTCTGAGTCTAAGGACTTCATCCAAGGTCCTAGGAATGACCCATTCTTTACTCCTTGGATTATAGGTGGGGGATGGACTGACGGAATACCTTTACAGATTACTGGCAATCATCCTACTAAAAATCCTGCTGATTACGACCTAAATGTGAGAGGTTATACTGGAAGTGTTGGGGACTATGTTCTAGACGCATCTTCTATACGGGGAGGATTCTCAGGACCATCCAACGGATTGTATAGTGGTCTAGGAGGTCACTTAGGAAGTTTAAAGATTTACTCTAAACCCCTATCTACTAATGAGGTTGTAAAGAATTACGAAGCACACCAAGGCTTCTTCAAGAACATTCAAACATAGGAGGAATAATGGTTTTATACGGCATAACACCCACAAAGCAGACAGTTAAATCCATTACCTCTCCTGTAGATAGAAGTATTTACGGGACTAGATTTCCTTTTGGTAAGGGAGGGGTTTTATTTAAGAAATCCTCTAGAAGAGATCTTTTGATGGGGCAAATAAAGCAGGTTATCTTTACAAGCCCAGGAGAACGCATATTCCTCCCCAACTTTGGTGTTGACCTAAGATCCTATGTTTTTGAGCAGCTAGATGATTCTTTATTACAGAACCTACAGAGAGAGATTACAAATCAAATAAGGTTGTACATTCCCAACTGCCAAGTAACCTCTATCAATGTCAAGGTTGATGATTCTCTAAACTCTGGAATACCTACGATATATGTTTACCTAGCAGTTAAAGAAAAAGATACAAATGAGGTAATACCTCTGGAGTTCACAACATGAGCAACATCCCTTACACTAACGCGGGTTCAGACTTTATGAAGTCTGTCATCTTTAAAGAGGACGAGAAGACCTCTTTAATTGATTACGCAGGCACCGACTTCCTGACCCTTAGAAATAACTTAATAAACTATATCAAAGCTGTCTACCCTCTGGACTATGACCTATTTGCTGAGTCAGACTTAGGTATGATGTTTGTAGAGATGATTGCTTACATGGGTTCAGTCATGTCCATGAAGACTGACATGATAGCTCATGAGATGTTCTTAAAGACGGTAAAGTCCCCTGCAAACCTTAGAAAGATTTTCGACATAATTGGTGTACGATTGAAAGGTCCTGGATCAGCGGCAGCGAAATGTACGGTAACTTCAGATACTGCCCTATCTCCAGGAGGTTCCTTAACTATAGAAGCACCTAGCAGGGTGTTTCAGGTAGATTCTGCTCTTGACGGTCAGCCAGTAAATTATACACTCTACACTGCAACCAATGGATTTATAGATGATCCAAATGAGAACAACTCGATAATCTTATATGAGAGCGACAGTGATGCAGGAACCGAATGGTCTAACACTGTATTGATAGAAGGATCACTTGCTGTAGATACGGGAGTGTTCTCTGATGTTGATGTCCTCAAGCAGGTTACTCTAGAAAACTCTCCCGTAGTAGACGGAAGTATACAAGTATTCATTCAGTCTGATACAGATGCTAGTGGTGTTTATAGTGAGGTAAACTCCCTTCTATCAACATCTTCTTCTGACATGAAGGTTTTCCAAGTTGCCTACACGGATGATTTCGTAGCAACTATACAATTCGGTGATGGTATTACTGCTGTTCTTCCTCCTACTAACTCAAACTACATCATAACTTACAGAGTTGGTGGTGGTCAGAGAGGTAACGCACCTTCAAACTACCTCAACGCTTCAATAGATTCTTTAGAAGGTTCTTCACTAGCAGTTATAAATACGGAACCTTTCACAGGAGGTGTGGAATCAGAATCTATTGATCACGCTAAGAAGTATGCTAAGATGGTGTACAAGCAGCAGGATCGTTTAGTGTCTTTGGATGATTACATCTCCTTTGCAAATACTTATAAGGATTCCATAGGAAATGAAGTGAAGGCAACAGCAGTAACAAGAAAAGCTTTTAGTTCAGCTAATGTAATTGATGTTTACTTGCTTCAAAGAGCGTCATCTACTCAGCTAAAAAAAGCATCCCTCTCCTTCAAGTCTGATATGCTACAGGCTATGGAAAAGAAGAAGATGTTGACCGATGATATTGTTCTAGTAGATGGTCTTATAAGGACAGTTGACCTAGAAATACTTATAACTCTTGATAAGAGATTCGAGAACAAGGAAAGTGATATCAAGTCTAACATATCTAATGTTGTCTTAAATTACTTCAATGTAGATAATATTGAGTTCGGACAATCCTTCGTGCCTTCCGAGATTGAGAAGGAGATCTTCTCAAATGTAGATGAGGTTCGTCTTGCTGAAATCACAAACTTCACTGGAAAGGCTACTCTTGATATCAATGAGATTCTACAACTAAACAACTTTACCCTGACGATGAATTATGTCTAGAAAGTATAGCAGAAGAAACTACCACGAAGCTCTTGAGAAAATCCTTCCTGATATTTACAAGGAGGAGGATCTCAAGTTAGCTAATGAGCAGGAGGAGTTGGCATCTAAGATACTGTATGCCGACATGGATTATGTTATACGATTCGATGTCATAACTCCTCTGGTAAAAAGGTTATCTGAACAAACTACCTTTAGTTCATTAGGGTTGAGTGGTTGGAATACTACTGACTATACAGACAGGTCCCTAACCTCTGTTTATACAGGTTACTCTGAGGGTTTGATAAAGCACTTCATTCCTCAGAACAAACTAACATACATTGAACCAAACGAGTTCAATATAGAGATTATGTCTCCCTTAGGGTATGACATAAACGACTATGCAACCTCAGCAGATTTTGTTACTTTCTTAAGCGGAACTTTATTCCCTAAGCTTAAGCTTGGAGAAGGGCCTTCTTCATCTGAATCATTAGCTGATTATGTAACAGAGCTTGACGGAACTTTCGGATCTGATTACTCTGAGGTAGCATCCTATTTAATAAACTCACTAGGACTTTTCCA